CTCGAAAATCGTAGCTTCCCCATGCACTCTCATGTAGTACGCTACACTCACTCGTTCGCGTCCGCTCGTTCGCACCTGGGGGTGGACTGACTGTTATTGTATTTATAAAATACAGTAATATGCTAATAATTTATGTAAAACCTATTGACATTAAAAGGCACAATGCTATAATATAATTATAGTAAAGGAAAGGAGATAAAAACTATGACACACTTAAAAACAATTATTAGTACAAATGATATTATTGAAAATGTTAAATTGCACGTTGAAGCGACTATTGAACATTACAACAAAGGTGATGAAACATGGGTTCTAGACTTAAGTATTGCAGATACAAGTGTTACAATGTTAGCAATGTACGCACGGAATAGGCATTCTAAGTTTGATGAAACATGGGATGAAATAATTAGACTTACAAACTTCAAAAAACTCTATACAATTAAAGAAGTATGTGATAAATTACATGAATGGAGGTAATTATACATGTCAGAATGGATAACCCATGCGCAAGTTCGCAAGCGTTTTCAAGACCATTTCTGCGAAACGCTTTATGAACATCCAGAAATCGTAACACCTCAAACTATTGAGGAGTACGAGCATATCAAAGACATTATGAGAGAAGAACACGGGACAGCACTAAGCCTGTGCAACACAACGTACAAGACAAACATACACTATGCGTTCTTGTATAAACTAAAAGATAAAGTATACGATAATGGAAAATATTATATCGCATACATAACAAACGACCAACGCATTGACGTTCCAATTAGCGCAACATTAATAAAGGAGCTATATTCATGGGTAGAAGAAAAATTAAAAGAAAAATAAAAAGTGTTATAGAGTCAATTATTTTAATCCTAGCATTAACAGTCTTGATATACAGCACATTTTACTTGATTGGGTTAGTAATTGGAATCTTAGTTCCAATATCGTAAATTAGTAATAGCATTTATTGTTACACTATTAAAATTGTTTCACGTGAAACATTGTTAAAAAAGGAGAATTGAATCATGAAAAATAAAGAAAAATTTAAGGATAAAATTGTAATATCATATAACGACAGTCTCTTTCTTAATTTTATTAAAGATGATTATAACTATATAGTAAGAGATAAAAATTATTAAAAAATACTTGACATTTCAAGTAGCAATATGATATACTTAATAATGTAAGGAAGATAAATATTATCCAACTTGCAAAATACCACACCATATAGGGCGGTGTCCACAACACCGTCCACTCACAAAAAATAACAGATATTCCGACACCCATGTAGGCGAAAAAATCGGTGGCAACGTGTAAAGGTTCGATTCCTTTTATCTGATTCGGCTTCAAAAGAAGTCGTTCATTCAGCAGTCTAGCAAGTACAAAAACAAAAAGAAAGAGGTGAAAAAAGTAAAATGGCAAGAGCAAGAAAAGTAACAAGAACTATCTCTTCAACTAAAGTCACCGTAACGTGTGTTGACACAGAGGCAGCTAAAGTTGACAACTACGAGGTAACTATTGTAGGCACTTACACAGATGAAAAGAAGCTGATGAAAGCGGTTACTAAAGTAGTAGAGACAGAAACACTCAAACCAGTATCAGTTGTTTCAACAGAAGTGATTAAGACACTGTATGGAATGGATGAACAGAAGTTCATCGAAATGGCAGAGGTATTACAGCCAAGAGATAAAAAAGAAGACACAGATGAAGTAGAAGAATAATTAAAAGAAAAAGGAGAAAACAACAATGAGTAAAATCACAATCACAAATGCAAGCAGAGAGTTAACAGAGGTAGAGCAGTATCTTATGACAATGGATGCAGGAATTACATCCATGAAAGATGTAGCAGACGGCATATCAATTCCAGTAGACGCATACCTTGAATATAAGGATGTAAAGAAAGACGGAACAGAAGCTGACTTGCTTTCAATCATTACTGTAGATGGCAAGGTTTACAGTACACAGTCTGAAACATTCAAGTCTTCTTTGAAGTCAATCCATGAGCTGATGCATGGTAAACCGTATGCAATTGTAAAACGCAGTGGAGAAACAAAAGCAGGACGTCCATTTGTTGACTGCGGACTTGATGTCAACTCAGTAAAATAAGTAAAGTTTTTTCATAGCAATATTTTTTCTTTCCTAAAATACATAGTAGGGTGGGCAGAACGCCTACCCTATTTTAATCTAAATAATGTGAGAGGTGTGATAAAATTGAAAAAGAGCAAATCAAAGTATAGTCAATACTATAAGCAATATCAGCGCAAAGTATCAGCATTAAGAAAACAGAATATTGAGTTACGTGGGGCGAACGTATACCAAACAGAATCCCAGTTGCGAAAATGGGGCATCCAAGGAAGAGACTTAGCAAAGATAACAAGACAGTTAAAAGCAGATATCAAGAATCTTGCAAAACAGGAGGCTTATTCAACAGCAACAGGAGAAATCTCAACAGTTGAGAAGCTCAGGCATGAACAGGCATCTGAAAGAGCTAAGCGTAGCGCAGAGACAAGAAAGCGTAATAAGGAATCTGCTAAAGAATTTTGGTCTACTGATAAACAACCAACTACGCACGATTTAGATTGTGAATATCATTTGAATCAGCCACAGTTGGGTGATATTACAAATGATAATTTTGTTACAGAGTTTTTAATTCGTATAACATCACCAGTTCCAACAGAGACTATATATGGTAAGAAAAGAAAGAACGCTAATATAGAAAGAGCACAAGAAGCGCAGTCAGCTTTATTATCACTTTATCGAAACACCATAAATAAATACGGTGAAATAGTTGTAGGAGAACGACTTGCTAATAACTGGGATGCAATCAAGTTGCACTTGGAAGTAGTTTTAACAGACTCAAAAGGCGTAAACGTTGCTTCATCATTGGAAGCTATTGGTGAAATTATTAGCGGTAGAAAATTATCTGTTGTAGAACGTGATGCTTTAAACGATGAACAGGAATTACTTTATTCTTGGGATATCGAGGACAATACCTATGAATAGTAAACGTACAACAAGAATGTTCATGTGTGACTTCGAAACCACAGTATACGACAACCAAGACCATACAGAGGTATGGGCGGTTGCCATTGTAGAACTATTCTCAGAGAACGTTACAATCCTACATCGAATTGAAGACATGTTTACATACTTTCGAGCGTTAGATACAAATATCATAGCATTTTTCCATAACCTAAAATTTGATGGCGCTTTCATTCTTGACTATTTACTAGCGCAGAAGAAATATCCACAAGCTTTAAAGAATGATAACGGTGTTTACTCATGGAAAAAGAATAAAGAAATTCAAACCAATGAAGTGCGCTACAGTATCTCCGATAAGGGAATGTGGTATTCTATCACACAGAAACTTCCAAACAATAAGTTACTAGAGTTCCGTGACTCTTTGAAGCTGTTACCGTTTTCTGTTGAGGTTATTGGCAAATCATTTGCAACAAAACACAAAAAGCTAGACATGGAATACACTGGCTATAGATATGCAGGATGTGAGATAACTGAAAAGGAACGGGAGTATATTGCAAATGACGTTCTTGTTGTAAAAGAAGCACTTGAAATCATGCTAGAACAGGGGCATGATAAATCAACTATTGGTTCATGTTGTTTGGAAGAGTTTAAAAAGGGGTATGACAAAACAGATTATGCACAATTATTTCCTGATATCTATAAGATAGAAACAGGGATAACAAAATACCCTACCTTTGGTGATTACATTCGCAAGTCCTACCGTGGTGGTTGGTGCTATCTTGTAAGAGGAAAAGAAAATAAAATATATCATTACGGAACAACAGCAGATGTAAATAGTCTGTATCCATCTATGATGCACTCTGATAGTGGTAACGTATATCCTGTAGGTAAACCACATTATTGGAGTGGTAATTACATTCACGAGGATGCACTTAAGAAAGATCCATGGGGTAAACCAAGATATTTTTTCTTGCGGATTCGAACGAGGTTTCACGTTAAACAAGGTTACTTGCCGTTCATACAGATAAAAGGCTCTCCGCTATATCGTGGTACAGAAATGCTAGAAACAAGTGACGTATACAGTAAGAAGTACGATAAATATTTTCCATACTATTACGACAGTGGAAACAACAGACATGAAGCTATCGTAGAAATGGTTGTTACTTGTACCGATTATTATTTGATGCTAGAGCACTATGACTTGTATGATTTTGAAATCATAGACGGGGTATGGTTCGATTCCATGAAAGGTATCTACGACGAATACATCAACAAGTACGCAGAGATTAAGAAGAAAAGCAAAGGTGCACAGCGTACCCTTGCAAAACTGTTTTTGAATAATCTTTATGGTAAACAGGCATCATCAAAAGACAGCTCATTCAAGATTGCGTATGTGAAAGATGATGAATCACTGGGTTTTATACGGCAGGAAGAGAATAACAAGAAAGCAGGTTACATTCCTTGTGGCTCTGCTATTACGTCATATGCAAGGGAGTTTACAATTAGGGCAGCTCAAAAGAATTATCATGGTGTAAATGAGCGTGGTTTCATTTATGCAGATACTGACTCTATCCATTGTGATTTACTACCCGATGAAATAGTAGGGATAAGAGAACATCCAACAGAATTTAACTCATGGTCTCTTGAGTCGTGTTGGGATACAGCCACATTTACAAGACAAAAGACATATATCGAACACGTAACACATGAAAACAGAGAACCAATAGAAGAACCGTTTTATGATATAAAATGCGCAGGAATGCCAAACAAGTGCAAGAATCTGTTTGTATTATCTATGCAAGGTAATGCAGATATTAAAGGATACGAAGACCCAAGAACAGGAATACACAAAGAATGGTCAGAAGAGGAGAAACAGTTTTTATTTAAAGGTGATACACCTATCAAACGTGATTTATCAGATTTTAAAATAGGTCTTAAAGTGCCAGACAAGTTACGACCTAAAAGAATGAGGGGCGGAGTGTTACTGGTAGAAACAAGCTATGAAATGAGGTAATAATTATGAAAGTAAGATTGCAAGATGTAATAAAAAATTGCATTGATATTGACGCATGTTGTACTGCATGCAACTGTAAATATACTAAAGACGGGGAATGTTTGGCTAAAATTGATGGATATTATCCGTTTGAATTAGAGAGTTATTATCGGTTATGTGGTAGTTCACCCGAACTAGCAAAAGTATTATATACAAACGAGGAGGTTGAAATAGGTGAAAATAACAGTAAAAAAATTAATTGACATTTGTGCGTCTAATTATAACCACGGTTGTGAGGGTTGTGACTTTTATGCATACAAGTGCTATTTGCCAACCTATCCACATATACCTCGTGATGCGAAGAAGCATAGCAAATTTAAGAAAGAAAAAGAACTGAATAAAGAAGTAGAATTAAAACTAGATAAATAAAGCAAAAAAGGTACAATGTTTCACGTGAAACAAAGTACCTTTTATTTATATCATGAACTACTGGTGAAAACGGTCTAAAGTCTGTTAGGACAAGGGAGCAACCCCGACCATAGAAACAGCGTTTTCTTTCACACGTGCGTTCTGTCTCTATGTTTTTCGCTTTCTGACAGTAGATGATACCATTAATAACTAAGAGCTTGCAAAACAGCTTCCTTGCACTGTAAGTCTTTGAAGCGGAAACATCCACGTTCAAAGAAGTACCTCATATTAGATAGGAACAAGTCATTGCTCTTTAGCATCACATAATTAACGTTATGGTCATCTGTAGTAATACTAATTCTATAAGGGTATGTCTTGTCTGCTCTATCATCACAGTAGATAATACCTAAGTCCATATACTCTTTGATGGCATAATCCCTACCAAGATACCGAAGCGTTGCAACATAAGTACATTCTCCGACAGGCTTTTCAATAAATGCATTACTATCATTCAAGTAAGTAGCTTGTGCCGAATAAGCGATATAGTCATCACTGATAAACGCACGATTGAAACCACTTTCTGTTTGTGCCTTACTTGCACTTTCATTATATCCCTGTTCTAGTACGAAGCCATTCCCACGTAAGAATTTCGTATCAGATTTAAGTCTGTTTGAAATCTTCATTGCTACATAATACGGGTTGATTAGTGACACAGGATTTGCCATCATATAGACAGGTACATAGCGAACTTGTTTTCCCTGTCCACGTGCGATAGAGGTGTGAATAGAGATAAACTTCTTTACCTCATCGGAGCAATAACGGTTCGTTTCACTTTGAAATTCGTCAAATATCAAACAGCTAATATCACTAAACATATGTGAATTCTTTTTAACAGCATCTGCATTATTGAGAGCCATGGCATATCCACAGGAAACGTTATTTAAAAACAATTCATGAAACTTTCCATGCATCATCGGTTTACTTGTCATTTCATACTCGTGAAAGAATAATTCTTTGATGTCTTTGAAAAATTTATCAGCTACACCACTAAGCTCGTAGTCATATCTATAAAGTAGACCAAACTTTTCACCTTTTGACAGAAATTTATTTACTACCAGTTTACCAAAATAAGTGGTCTTACCACCTGTACGGTTACTAGTTACCATGTAAATCTCAGGTCTTTTATTGTTTAGGTCTAACAGACTTAATAGTTTTGTACCGTCATAATAACTCATTTTATCACCTCTTTTATATTATAGCACAAAGTATACAATCTGTCAATTATTATACAGTGCGTATTTTAATAGACACCGTGTCTATAATTATACAATCTGTTGACAAATAGGCATTATGATGATATAATTAAATAAGAAAGGATGTGATTAAAGCAATGGATATGAACGCAGTAACAACAGCAATTTCAACGCTTGGTTTCCCTATTGTGATGTGTGGTGCTATGTTTTGGTATATGATTAAAGAAAAAGATGCGCACAAAGAAGAAATGAACAGTGTGACAGAAGCATTAAACAACAACACAATTATTCTACAGAAGTTATGTGATAAACTGGATGGTGATAAGGATGGCAACGTATAATGTACACGGTGGGCATACACCAAATTGTCAAGGCGTAAGCGCACTAATAAACGAGGTAACAGAAGACAGAAAAGTAAAAAATAAGTTAATCGAACTGTTAAGAGCAAACGGGCATACTGTATATGACTGTACAGATGATTATAGCACAACACAGAATGCAAACCTATCTGCTATTGTATCTAAGTGTAATAAGCACAATGTTGACCTTGATATTTCAATTCACTTAAATAGTGCAAGAAACGATTTAAGTGGAGACGGTAAATGTGGTGGTGTAGAGGTGTATGCCTATGACGATAGAGTATACGGCACGGCATACAGAATTGCAGAGAATATAGCAAACGCACTTGGCATTGGTTTTCACGGTTCACCAGTCAAGTACAATAAAAGCTTATATGTACTAAGAAAAACAAAGGCAAAGGCAATTCTAATTGAATGCTGTTTCGTAGATGATAGGGATGACGTTAGACGTTGGGATTCTACGAAGTGCGCTATGGCTATAGCTTCTGCGCTAGGTTGTAACACGAATGTTTCCACGGCAAAACCAAATGTTTCACGTGAAACATATTTTCCAGTGGTAAAAATCAATAGTTGTTCTATTGTGGATTGTCTTAAATCAATCAATGTGGATTCCAGTTTTTCTTACAGAAAGAAAATCGCAGTTGCGAATGGCATAGCTAACTATAAAGGCTCAGCACCACAGAACGATAATCTGGTTTCACTTGGTAAGAAAGGAAAATTGATTAAACCGTAATGGCTATAAATCTCAACAAGGGTTATCAATGGGCAATCAATACTTGCAACGCCCCAAACGTGGGATACTCCCAACAGTACCGATATCAAAAGACGGTGAATGGTGTCACATATTATGATTGTTCTACGTTTGTGGGTTACGCAGTAATCGAAGCAGGGTTTCCACTTAATATTAGTGGGTTCTATACGGGAAATATGGTAACCATCTTGAAAGGATTAGGCTTCACACAATACGATAGTAAAGATATTGAATGGAAACCATTTGACATTTTAGTAAGAAGTGGGCATACTGAAATGTGCTATCAAAGTGGTGGAGTCGGAAAAGGCATCACAATGGGGGCGCACACCAATGGTATTCCACTTGCAGACCAAGTAAGCATAAATAACAGTGAATCAACAGCGAATAGTTTCCCTATCTTATTAAGATACGGTGAGGGTGGTGCTACTGGAATCGGAGCAAGTATCTATGTAATTTCTGCGTTATGTGGTAACGCTTGGCGAGAGTCCAATATCAACCCAGCTCTTAACGAACGGGGCGGTGGCGGTTTTGGATTATTCCAGTGGACAGCTGGAAGAAAGACAGCATTGCTAAACTACCTTAGTTCACAAGGGTTATCAAGTACAGACCCTAATGGGCAGATGCAATACTTGATTGAGGAAAATGACTGGATTGGTACAAGCCACGGAATATCATCACTTGATGAATTCTTACATTCAAGTAGTACAGATATTGCAGGACTAACCAAAGCATTTATGTCATGCTGGGAACGTCCAGGCGTTCCTGCACTTGAAGAGCGTATACAGAACGCAAACAAATGTTATAATTACATTCAGACACACGCAAATGATACTTCAATCAACAGATGGGTAGCAGAAGACAGATACTTAACCGAAGCAGAAATACTTAACAACGCAGTTTTAATGTACCGATTTTATAGCGTAGGCGGTGGCGGTGGGGGTGGTACACCTTATAAGCCAAAATCAAAATTCCCTATGTGGTTTACTATTATCGGTGGTGGAATTCAAAGGAGATACTAAAATGTCAGTTTTAACAAAAAAAGATTTTCTAAACCTAATCAAAGAAAGAACAAAAGACAGCACAGATGATGAAACATTAAAATTTATCGAGGATGCAACAGACACAATCAACTCATTATCCGAAACAGACGGAGAAGACTGGAAAACAAAGTATAAAGATAATGATAAGATGTGGAGACAGAAATATAAAGATAGATTCTTTTCCGCAGGTGATAGCGCAGGAAATGAACATAAACCAAAAGACGAAGAAGAGGAAGAGGAAGAAGAAAAAGCCGAGGAAATTGTAGCAGAAAATTTTGACGAATTATTTAAGTAAAGGAGATGTAAACTAATGGCTCATAGAGTTAAACTAACCACACTTGATGCTAGTTCTCTGAAAATCATTAACACAATCAGAGAGAATGCATCCTACGAGTATCAGCAAAACGTTCCCGTTATTACTGATGCTAAAATGATTCCGAAAGTTGGAGAAATCATTGTAGGAAACGGCTCACTACAGAACCAGTTCCTTAATGCACTTATGAACAGAATCGCAAAAGTAGCGATTGAAAGTGCAACATTCAACAACCCATATGCACACCTTAAAAAAGGTTATCTTGAAACAGGTGAAACAATCGAAGACATCTTTATCGGTATTGCAAATGTTGTTGAGTATGACGCAGAAAAAGGCGAATCAAGAGAGTTCAAGAGAAATCTTCCTAACGTACGAAGTGCTTTCTACGTTATGAACTGGCGCACACAGTACCCACTTACAATCCAAGACGAAGACCTTAGAATGGCGTTCACTTCCATTGATGGCGTTACTTCATTTATTGCAAAACTGGTTGACGGTATTTACACAGCGGTAGAGTACGATGAATTCTTACTGTTCAAGTACCTGTTGATTAAAGCCATTTCACATGGTAAGACATCACCCGTTTCAATCGGTGATGGTACAACTCTTACAAACGATGCAAGTAAATACCGTGGTATTTCTAACAAGCTTACATTTATGTCTAAGAAATACAATCAGGCAGGAGTAAGAACAACAACACCAAAATCAAGACAGGCAATATTCATGGATGCTGAATACAACGCTAAATTTGATGTAAACGTTCTTGCAAGTGCTTTCCACATGGAAAAAGCTGACTTTATGGGTAGACTTCACTTGATTGATGACTGGACAAGTTTTGACAACGAAAGATTTGATATCATTCGTGCTAACTGTGATTCAATCGAAGAAGTAACAGCAGATGAACTTAACGCTATGAAAAACGTGAAAGCAGTTCTTGTTGACGAAAATTACTTCCAAGTATACGACAATCTGTCAAGAATGACAGAGCAGTATTGTGCAAGCGGTATGTACTGGAATTACTTTTACAATACATGGAAAACTGTGGCAGTTTCTCCATTCTCTAACATAGTTACATTCGTAACAGATACTGCAAGTATTGAACAGCCTGCAACAGTAACAGTAAAAATTAGTGGAAAAAATATTGCAGAAGAAGCAACCGTATTTACACTTGAAGTGCAGGACGATAAGGCTTCTCTTGCGAACGGTGCTTACCAGTTTGTACAGACACAGGATGCGGTTACTAACGGTATTGCGATTCACAAGTACGGTGCAGTTATCTTCCCAGCAGGAGAGCACCAAACTACACTTGAGATGGTTTACGGAGGTTACAAGTACACAGCAGGTACAGCACTGTCAACAGCATCTAACGTAGATGATACAATTACCTTTAAGAAGGGTGATGCAGTAGAGGGTGGAAAAGCTGTGGCGGATGAACCTACACAGTCAAAAGTTAAGAAACTTAACTAATTTATACGTTTCGCATGATTCTGAAATATGTTTCGTGCGAAACATTCTTACTATGGAAGGAGAACTAACATGGCAGGACAAGTTTATGCAGACAATGTGGATGCAAATGGCAAGGTGTTTGATACCGTTGGTGAGAATATCCGAAAGGTCGCAAGAGCGGGGGAGCTGTTAAACTTTCAAGAGATTACAGACAAGATTGATGCACTTGAACCAGAGATTTCAGCGTTGCAAGCTGATGTTACAGAGAATAAAAGTAGCAATAAGCGGAACTACATTTGCAAAACGTGATGGATTAACGAATAGTATTTTGGAACAAGTAGAGTCTATTGACAAAGAATACGATTATATCATTGTAGAGGGCGGGTTTAACGATTATTTTCAAAGGAACAATGGAGTATCTATCGGAACAATGCCTAAAAAACATGAACTCTAGCAGAGACGATAAAACAACATACGGTGCATTAGATAGTATTTGTTTATGGCTTAAACAGAATTATCCTGCGAGTAAGATTTTGTTCGTAGTCCCTCATAAAATAATGACAATAACTGGTGTAATTGATAGTGAGTTTTATCCATATTTGCAAGCAATTAGAGATGTATGTGAAAAGTATAGTATTCGTTATGCAGATATTGCTTTAAAAGGTGGATGTACCCCTTTTTATCAATCGTTTAGAGATAAATACTTCGGTAGACTTTATTCAATTAAGAAATAGAGGTGATAACTTGATAGAACCAAAAACAAATATCCGACTACTAACAGGTGTCCCACTTGACCCCACCTACAACCACACCATTCGCTTCACAGACGCAACCGCACAAAGTACCTACTTTGCGAATAAAACAAAACACACCCTGTCACGCCAAACCTATCAACGTGTGCAACGTGGATACGCAAAAGTCCAGTTATCCGCAGATGATTGTTACGACTGCAACTATATGATGTTTCGCAACACTTCCTATGGCTCAAAATGGTTCTATGCTTTCATCACTGGTGTAGAATATCTCAATGACAACGCCTGTTACATTACATTCGTCCTAGACGTTATTCAAACATGGTGGTTTGACTTTACAATACGAGACAGTATGGTTGTTCGTGAACACAGTGCAACAGATGCAATCGGTGATAACATTTTACCCGAACCAGTGAAGCTAGGAGAGTACGTCGAGGGTAGCACTGGTGGAAGTATCAACCTACTGAAAAATCTTTCTGTTGTAGTTGCTATTTGCGATAATGAAGAACAGAATATTGGCGGATTGTTCGAGGGCGTATATTCGGGGTGCACCTATTACGCTTTCGATGTTACATCGGAACTTGAAAGAGAAAAACTATTTGCACTAAACCTAAAATATGTACAAAGTCCAGATAGCATTGTAGCAATGTGGATGTGCCCAACCATGTTTATTGGTGCAAAAGATGATGATGGAAAAATCAAAAATACAAATACTGGTTCTTTCTACGATTCAGATGGAACAGAGATATCACCTGTTAATCCCGCTACAACATCTCTGAATGGTTATATGCCAAAGAACATGAAAATGTATACTTACCCGTATAACTATTTTCAGTTTGATAATGGAGTAGATAACAGTCTTGTGTTGAGATATGAGTTCTTTGAGAATTTGACACCAAGATTCCGTATTGAGGGTACAAAGAATACACCAGTAAAAGCATGTGTATATCCAACTCACTACAAAGGAAGTGGAGAAACGCCATACCGAATGGAATCACTGAACATGATGGACTTCCCGTTGTGTAGTTGGAATAATGATGCTTACAAGGTTTGGTTAGCACAGAATACCTACATAAATAAAGTGAAAATGGCACAAACCGTTACAAACTCAACAGTTGGAGCAGTAGCAGGGATGACTATGGGTGCTTTGAGTGGAAATATTAGTGGTGTAGTTGGTGAAGCTGTCAATGCAATCATGCAACCTGCAAATGAATATGTGAACCAAACGCTTAACGAATATGGTGCAAGTATCCAAGCTGACTTATTCAGAGGGACTCTTGGAAACAGTAACTTGCTTGTAGCACAGGGAGAAAACAAACTGTTCTATCGTAGAATGTGTATCCCTTATGAGTACGCTAGAAGTATTGATACATTCTTCACCATGTTTGGTTACGCTTGCAACAGAGTGAAACAACCAAACGTATGTAGCGGTAAAGGTTTAAGACCTCACTGGAATTACATTCAGACAAGCGGGTGTGTTGCCCGTGGTAGCGTTCCTGCCCCTGATATGCAAGTAATCTGTAAGATTTTCGATAGTGGTATTACATTTTGGGAAAATGGCGAGGAAATTGGTAACTATTCAAATGATAACAGTCCAACGTAAAGAGGTGATAACAGAATGGGAAGAAACAAAAGAAACAAGTATAAAAACCAGTTTTTTACAAGTATGTTGCAAAATTGCATATCGTGGCAATACTACTACAACCGACTAAAAGAAATCGCAATTTCTTGTATCGAATGGAAGAATTTGCCTGACACGGTTGACGCTAGATTCTTGGAACTGACATTGTTTGAAGACGGTGCAGGAGTTTACTTCAATGACGATGTACTTGGAAACTTATTTTTGCAAGCGACTCTTGACGGAAGATTAAACGTGTATCGTGAACCAATCAAGACAAAAGCATACGCAGTAAACGGGTACTTAAAAGACTTGAATGATACAAACAGCGTGATTATTCATAACAATATGTTACACACCAACAGCGTTGAAGCTTGCAAAATGTTCGCTATGCGTTTAGCAAATATTGACAGAACGATTGACGTAAACATTAACGCACAGAAAACACCAGTTCTTATCAAGTCTGGTGAAAATGAGCGTTTGTCAATGGTGAACCTGTATCAGCAGTATGACGGTGGAATGCCTTTTATCTTTGGTAGTGACCAGTTAAATACAGACAATATCACAGCAATTAGAACAGATGCACCTTTCGTAGCACCACAGCTTTACGAGTTGAAAACGAATATATGGAACGAAGCACTGACCTATCTTGGCATTTCAAACGTAAACATTACGAAACGTGAACGACTTGTGAGTGACGAGGTGAACCGTTCACAAGGTGGTAGTATTGCAAGTAAGTTTAGTCGTTTACATGAGCGTCAAACAGCTGTTGAGAAAATCAACAAAATGTTCGGTACTAATATCAGCGTAGACTATAGGGAAGAGCTTGACACCAGTTTAAGTGGTTTAGACACTTCACTTAGAATGCAACAGAAAGGAGATGATGCAGGTGAGTAGTTACACAACAGAGGTGCGCTTTATCTGCGAATCTCTTTACCGACTAGAACACAGCACTGGATACAATGATATTGAAAAGATATTGAAAGCTGTCCACAAAAAGATATTCGACTTTGATTACCCTATCTTTGATGAAAAGTATAGAAGCGTACTTGAAATCAAGATTTTGAGACATTTCTACACAAGGGAAATAGGGTTCGAAACAGTTGGGTTATGGAAGTTAAAGCTTGCTGATAAAATGAACACGATTATGCCATACTACAACAAATGGTATGCCAGTGACTTGCTAGAGTTCAATCCGTTATGGGATACGGATTATACTAGAAAAGGAAACATCAACGACACAAACAAAAGTAAAAACGACAGCACGGGTAAAAGCACAACAACAGACAACGGAAAACAAACAAACAGCAATGCTAGTAAGACAAAAAGTAAATTTTCTGATACTCCACAGGGTAGTATCTCAAGTCTTGAAAATGACACTTATCTTACAAGTGCAACGATTGACGAAACAAACGGAAGTTACACTAACACAGCAGAAAATACAAACGTAAACAATTCAACAAATACAATCAACCATGAAGCAACAAACTTAAACGAATACTTTGAAATTGTGCAGGGTAATCGTGGAGTATTTGACAATGGAACAATGTTAACACATTACCGTGCTACATTCACAAACATTGACAAGATGCTGTTAAACGAAATGGAAGATTTATTTATACTATTATGGTAAAGGAGAACGAATATGTATAATTTTGACAGAAACGGATGTGGTGTTGGTAACCCTGTGTTGCCTATCACATATGACGATTCTTTAAGTTATGAAGAACAAATCATGAAACTGTACAAAATGTTCAACGATTTAAAGACAGAACGTTATTACAACAACACATTCAACATCACTGACGGTAGCAAGTTGGCTGATGCAGTAATTCCAAGAAAACTAATTCGTAACTACACCTATGATATGATGGTAGAAGATATCGACACGCTGATGCTAAACTATCCAAAGGTACGCAAAAAAATTATCGGTACTTCTGTTCTTGGCTTACCGTTGATTGCTATGGAATACGGAACTGAAACAGCTACAAGACATATGTTTGTATTCAACGGTTTCCATGGTACAGATTGCAGTGCCAGTATTGCAATCGCACAGATGGAAGTGTTAGCGAAAAATGCCATCTATGACGGGGTAGATATGTGGAGCGAGATTCTTGACAATGATACTTGCATTCACGTTATTCCAATGGCTAACCCCGATGCTTGGATGCTTGGTTTGCAGGGATACAGTTACTTCAACGATATTCCCGAAGCAATCAAGACAAAGATTGAAGAACTGACAACAGACTATATCAGAAACCATGCGAAAGATGAACCAAACGGCTCAACATGGGATGTAGAGAGTAGAACAGACCTCGAAGAGTATATTCGTTCTCTTGGTGGTGACCCAAGTGTGAGCTATGAAGCGTATGTATTCAGAGAGAAAGACTTACACGCTTGGAAAGCAAATGCGAACGGTATTGACTTGCACTATAACTGGTGGACAGATGCAATGAAACCCACAGTTGATGTGGCGTTAAAAGGTGTAAACTATGGTCATGCTGATGCATATGTATATGGAGCACAGGGCATTAGAGCATATATTGATGAAAATGCTTCCTATAGAGCTTATATCTCACAGTATGAGAGAAGTGACGGAAATTATTACTTCACATTTATGAATTATCACCAAAAAGGACCTACTAATATATGGAACTATAGATTGAAAGGTTTACAGAACAACCGTAACTTTGACTGCGGTGTAAAACTGTGTGAACTCATGCAAGTGCCGTATTCACCACAAGTAGGCAATCAGAGTACACCAATCGGATTCAGTGCATGGGCTGGCATTAACTATGCAGGAAATTACACTTTAAGTTACACTAATGAGGTAGGTTGGAAACACGTGAAAAAGCGTGGTGACTGGTGGGATGATGAAAACAGTGATATCGTGAGAAGTCCTGTTCCTGATAACCAGTGGAACGATATTTATACAAGTAACAAAGCTGTGTTTATATGGATGTTACGTTACTATGCTAGTTTAAGAGATGTGTGGAATCGTCACCAGTATTTAAGTGAGTATAACTTGAAAGACAACTACACAGATGAACGTTTCGCTATTCCTAGTATGGCTATGATGGTAAATATCGCTAATAAAGTAGGCACTTACTACACCTCATTAAGTGAAATGGGGTTCAGTAACTATGGTATTAACGCAACTTTAGATGATGTTTTAACAAAACTTAACTGGAAAGCATCCGCAACATTTAATATTGGTTCTTCTATGAAAGTGTCGAACGACCTACCTAAGTGGACATTTGCTAAGAACGGTAACATGAAAATATTCCCTATTAGCTTAACGCAAATGATGTGTGAATTCTACCCGAATAAAACAACATTTACTTACAGATGTATGTATATCAAAGATAGCGACACAAAAATGCATAGAACAGACTGGGTTAATATTACACCTACAACGACTGACTATGTAAGCATGGGTATTGCAGAGGGTGTTGTTAATAGTAGTGTAAAAGCAATTGCAAGTAAAGTACCTATTTATCATGAGCTTATCATTGACTTAAATAAAAATGATAACAATGTGGTAGGGTTGCCAAGTGATGTGGGTGACTACTACAGACTGAAAGTTACGGGTCATAGACCGAACAATAGGGTGGAAATTAACGATATCTCTAGTGGTAATATATGGGTGAACCATTATAGTAGAACAAATGATGCTTTACAGAACTGGTACAAGATTCAAGCTACACCCATTGACTAGCAGTGAAATTATCACTGCATGTAATGATGAGCAAATAAACTTAAATCAACAAGTACAAGGAAGTAAAGGAATGAGCTGGATTGTAAAAAAAGGTAGTGTTGAACCTAGTAGCTACACTAAAATTGGCGAAAGTCAGAAGTTTACTATTGAATAATAGTAAGCATAATAAGAGTGACAAGGTATAAAACCTTGTTGCTCTTTTTTATTTGAATATAGATGACAGATATAGTGCAATGTGATATTATAGATATGTACAGAAGTGAGTAAACACGAAGTGCGAACGGAGCGCACCCATTTAGGTGAACGTAGTGCGACAGCACGAAGTGGAGTAGTGCGACAGCGAACGGAGCGCCATGCGCACCGCAGAAAGGTGTCTCATATGTGC